CCTCAATAGATGACGTTCTGCTGGAAAACGTGTCTGAAAGACAAAATCATCCATATCTATTGTTGTGGTCCTGCGGGACGGTTTGAATCGGAAGGGATAGTAGAACGGAATCTCTACTTCCAAAACATTATTTTGCGAAACGGGTGTGACCGCTGCGCCGCAGATACCATTGCCTTCGGATCGAGTTAATTGATCGACCGAGGCAGAGAGGGCCGTTGGTTTATACACTTCAGAACCAGTCGATGCCAATCCGTAAGGATCTCGATAAACAGTCAGAAGCGAATTCCCCTCACCGGCAGAGCATACGACATATTTATATCGTATTCCACCACGCCAGCCAAGAAATAATTGGCTTACATAGTGGAGCAACGTCATATTGTTCTCATTAAACGTTGCGTCTCCTTCAAAAATCTGGTTGGTGATACCTGGGGACCGCGGGAAAGTTTCGAACCGGAAATTGTTCACTTCAACGGGTGAGGGTATGTCGGAATTGTCAGCTTTTAAATCTCGAGCTTCCATAAAATTATACCTTCGTAACATGGTACGAAAAGAAGGTACAGTTTCTCCAAAATACACCTTATGTAAATTGTTTTGAACGTTTTCACCGACAAAAGAACTGTCGACGTGATCCGATTCTGGAGCATCTGCATCAGGTGTCACATCCGTAACTCCGATCTCATCAGCCTCTCTAACGAGCGGAGGGGCAGGGATCGATGGATGGAACGTTATTTCTCGCAAACGCTCATCGGTTGGAGCAGCAACTTCAAAATCTTCACCAGCACTAACATAAACGTTAATGTAAATTGGCTCCGCCAGATCAGGCGATGCAAGCTGGTTATGAACCCGAACAGAAATAATTCCATTCGAGTAGTCATCGATTGCCAAAGCTGAGTCACCTTGGTTTGGTAACTCTTGAAGGCCGCTCGTGGGCAGATAGGACTGATTGGATGCCCAGCCAACTTCGAACTCAAAATCTGTCTCTTGAGAAATGTCCACAATCTTTGATAAAGATGTGTTCATACGGGCATCAGCGTTGGTGAGAGGATCATAAGCAATCCTCAACCTTCCGCGATGGTACTTTGAACAGACGATTTGAAATCGAAATTTGATGGTTCCTCTCCAATATTGGAAAGGGAGGGTGACGTAGTGCAACAGTGACGGATCAGTCCGAATCAATCCATCTTGTGTTCCTGTTGAACGAAGACCGGGAGTAACGAGGGCATTATATAACAGCCCTGAGATCGTATCTGTATTCCAAACAGCTTGGTAAATATAGGATTCCCGCTGGACAATAGATGATAATGCCATCTCGTCCTTCATGGGAGCTAAACCAACTGTCGAAGGATCTAACGTCAACTCCTGTTTCGAATCGTACGTCAACCGGTGTAAGTTTTCGGGTGCATCCGTGTTTGCCAGGTTACCCATCAATGTGGGTTTTACGTTACAAGTTTCTTTCAGATTAGGAGTTCGGGAAAACCCGAACATCTGAGCGATACTCGCCGTAGTATTGGCAATCATCTCAGTCGCCCGTGCATAGGAACCAATAACAGGAACCGATGCAAGTTTTGAGGCTACGTTAGCAACAACAGAAGCTGGTTTGGAAACAACTCCATACTCGTCTGCCTCACGCGTGAATGCTCTAACTGGGGGCGTAATTACTGCCTCAGAGCTAGTAGGGAGAATCATTTCAACATCCTCCATCCAAGCGTATATCGAGTAAGTGACATCACTCGCTCCAGTGGCTCCAGACACATTCACATTCTTCAAATCAACCATCGACTTCAGGATCAAAAATCCCATTTCGTCGACGTCCCTTTTTGGAATGTTCAAATAGTTCTTAGGCCAGTAGAACGGTAAGGTCATCTCACCTCCTGATGACTCAGTGGGATTCACAAATATATGTTGCCGCTGTGACAATAAAGTCAAAGAATCTGCGACTGTAGGATCCAAAGAATCATCGGTTGTGGGCATTGGAAGATAAGAAAACAGCAACAAACCATAATGAAACGGTGTTGCAGATATAGTTACCTTAATCCTCAACTTCCCACGTATGTACGCAAAATTGCGCATCTTTTCCGCCACTAAATCATTATCGAAAAACAGAGCCCATGGATTAAAAATCTCTGAAACACTAGTGTTCAGCGACCAAGTATTACTAACTATTCGGACAGGTCGCGACAAAAATGAACCAAGTGTAGCAGGAGGGATTGGGCCCAAACTGTATGTGGCGTCCGGGGAGGATGGGATATCCAACCCGTGAGCGGATGGGTTGTCCATCCACTCAATGTTCTGCGTATTAAGCATCGCAGAAGTGCTATATGTATTTCTATTTAAACTCTGGTACTATCGAAGCGCACGGTCACCAGGAACCACAAGTGCACTTAGGATCTGTGTTATAGGCTATCATATGTAAATACACACGCGGGGGTCGCCCGCTACCTCACTGCCAAGCCTCTCACAAGCACACACATAATGCTTGCTAAGTAACTCATTGACAGCATCCCTCTTCAACTTCTCTCTATACAGACGCCCATGGGGAAACGGGCTTAATTATATTCTTCCCACCTCTTCTCGCACTGAGCAAAGGTCGGAAGTTTGACGTCAAGATTTGAGGCTTCACATATCTTGGCGTACGCATCCGCAGCTTTGTCAAAGGCTTCCTCTCCATGAAGGAACCATTCAAACATTGAATTCTCCATGTTCAACTCCAGAAGCTCGTCCTCGCGTTGGGGATCCGATGTAAAGTACAGGGACTTGATGATGGCATCTCTTTCCAGAGGAGCTACCCACTTTCCTTTGTATTTACGAAACCCTCGTTTGCAAAAACTCGCCTCAGCAAATGAAACATAAGACACATCAGACTCATTGTCTTTCTGATCCAAGGTATACTTACAACCAACCTCAGCAAAGACCTTCTTGATGTTTTTATGACAAAACTCAGGATAATCCGGATTTACAGATAAAACTGCATCATCCCCCATCACGAAGAACCGGAAAACTTCGTGGGGGAGCACATCTAGACCCAAAATGACAAAACAAGCATAGCAAAGCATGAACCAATTGACCAAACAATTTATAATTGTAGTAAGGTTTTGTCCTGACATGTTTCCAGAAAACAACCGACACAAGGCACTGTCAACATCGACGACGGGGTGAATGACATCAGTCACTATTGCCCACATTACTGTGATCATCGTAGAAGTAAAATTTCCAGACGCGATCGCAATCGTGATAAGAAGTTTCCAGGCCATAGATAGGAAAATGTTCGATTGGCGCGAGTCAAATGCGGAGTAGTCTGAAGCAATCCAATTATCCTCTCCGAACCCAGACAGGTGGTTGCCCATCTCAGTCCAATCCTGCCCATAACAATTACGGGAGAGAGCACAACCAGTG